AACTATGAAAAGGAAGACAACCAAGACGTCTCCGACACCACGACAGTTACCATCCGCCAGGCGCTTCGCCAGTGGAGCGAGCTGCAAGATCTCAACAAGCGCCTCTTTGGTATTGCCCGCACCCTCATCAAGAATGGTGACTGCTTTTTCCGCAAGCTCTCAGACACCAAGAAGTGGGTCTACATTGACCCGACGCTTGTCTACGGTATCGAGTTAAATGAGCACGGCGACAAACTCAATTTCTACCTCAAGAAGCCTGGCAAGTCTGGTCAGGGCAACACCAACTACGGCTCACGTGCTGAAGAGATGGATGTAGTGCCAGCATCGGCAATGATTCACCTGTCGCTGTCTGATGAGATGGGCGACAGTGCACCGTTTGGTCCCTCAGTCCTCAGACCAATCTTTCGTGTCTACCGTCAGGTATCCATGATGGAAGATGCTGTCATCATCTACCGTATTGTCCGTGCCCCAGAGCGGCGCGTCTTCTACGTTGACGTCGGCAACATGCCAGCGCAGCGAGTCAAGACCTACCTTGAGCAGGTAAAGAACGAGATTCGCCAGAAGCGTGCGCCTGGCATGACCAACGATGGACAAAAAGACGTCGTCGACGGCATGTACAATCCAAGTTCTATCCAAGAAGACATGTTCTTTCCAGTGACTGGAACAGGCCGTGGCTCACGCGTTGAGACTCTGCCAGGCGGCTCAGAAGACTTTGGCACCAACCTGCTCAAGTACTTCCAGGACAAGGTATTCCGCGGTCTTCGCATTCCTACATCCTACATGGGTGGTGCCGAGGGTCAGGGCGCACAGTACAACGACGGCAAGGTCGGCATTGCCTACATTGAAGAGCTGCGCTTTGCCAAGTTTATCATGCGACTACAGGAACGCATCAACCCGCTCATGGACGAAGAGTTCAAGATCTACATGAAGGTCTGCGGCTTGAAGATTGACGACGAGATCTTCAGCATCCGCCTTCCTGATCCAGCAAACTTTGCCCTCTATCGCCAGGCTGCTCTTGATGCCGACCTCATTGGTTCGTTCAACAACATCGAGCAGACAAAGTATCTCTCCAAGCGATTCATCCTCAAGCGCTACCTTGGTCTGTCTGATGACGAGATCCAGATGAACGAGGTCATGATCAAAGAAGAGCGTGGCATCGTTGAGAATTCCACCATTCCGTCAATGCAGCAGATCTACGACCCAACCGTCTACGAAAACCGCGAGACGCAGACAGTTGATGCCGGCGGCGGGCTTGGCGGCGGGCTTGGCGGCATGGGCGGCGACAGCTTGGGCGGTGGCCTGGGTCAAGAGTCTGATATCGGCGGTGGCTTCTTCAGCGGTGGAGGTGGAGCAGAGGCTCCAGCAGAGGCTCCAGCAGATACCCCTGAGGTCCCAGCAGCACCAGCTGGAAACACACCCCCGGCAGCTACTTGACGTAAATAGGTAACCTAGAATTTCCACAAAAGGGCCATACAATGGAACTCACACGACTCATGCAGCTGGCCGGCATCAGGCCCCAGCTTGCTGAAGATGACGATGCTGCCGCAGTTATGAAGAAGCCTGACGGCGAAGGCAGCGATGCTGAGCCAGAAGCAAAGCCACCATTTGGCCAGAAACCAGCAGCCGCCAAGCCAGCATTTGGTGACAAGCCAGCCGCCCCATCTTCGTCAAAGGGCCTTGACTCTGAGACAAAAGCTGAGCGTGCAACCCAGCTTGCAGCAGCAAAGAATGATCGGCTTGAGCCAAACTGGATTCGCGCCAGCATCAAGCACCTTGCTGACCGCGCCTACCAACAGGTAGCTGGCGGCAACAAAGATATCAGCGACATCAAGAGCGAACTTCAGCACCACCATGACATGATCGATGCCAACCTTCGTGGTCTGCACCGTTTTCCATTCGTCAATCCAAATGCTTCCAATGAGGACAAGGCACATGCCACTGACCTCTTTGAACTTGCAAGCAACCTCGACAAGCTTCTTCGCGGCGAAGGCACCAACACCGGGCTGGGTCAGAAGAAGGCATCTGAGCTTGGCTGGCTCAACTAAGGAGCAACTATGAAACTACTACAAGAAGACCTCTTCTCATCGCCGCTGCAGGAAATGCGCAAGGGCGGTGACCTCTACCTCAAGGGAATCATGATGCAGGCTGCCATCAAGAATGGCAACGGTCGCAACTACCCACTCGAGGAAATCTCCAAGGCTGTTGAAAGCGCCAAGGAAAAGATCAAGTCAGGTCACTTCATCCTTGGTGAACTGAACCACCCCGACACCCTCACCATCAACCTGGCAAACGTTTCCCACTGCATCACCGAGTGCGGCATGAGCGGCAACAATGCAATGGGCAAGATGAAGCTGCTCAATACCCCCAGCGGCAACATCGCCAAGGCACTCATTGATGGCGGCGTCAAGCTTGGCGTCTCATCACGTGGCACCGGCAACGTAAACGAATCTGGTAACGTCAGTGACTTTGCCTTCGTGACTGTTGATATCGTCTCCCAACCTTCAGCCCCTGACGCCTATCCAGACGTTGTGACTGAGGCAATGGGCTCAAAGAGAGTCTTGACGTTGGCTGAAGCCGTCGTACATGACCCAAAGGCGCAGAAGTATTTCAAGCGTGAAGTTCTGGCCCTCATCGAATCAATCACAAAAGGGCGGAAATAATCATGAAATTCCCACGACTGCAAATGCTGGCCGAGGCCAAGAAGAAAGCTAAACCAGCTGCCGACGAAATGGACTTTGACATGGAGGGCGGCGAAGGCGAGCTCGACATGCCAATGGACGACATGCCAGCCTCAAAGGGCAAGAAAGCTGCCATTACCAAGGCTGACGTTCTTTCATATCTCAAAGGCTGTGATGCCAAGTGCCGCGATGAAGTGCACACCAAGCTCATGGCCATGGTTGAAGCCGACGAAGCCGCCATGTCTGAAGGAATGGATACGGCAATGAAAAAGCCAATGTCAGGACCTATGGCAAAGCCAACGTCTTATCCAATGTCTGATGAGCGGGCTGCAAAGATGATTTTCAACAAGTGCAAGCCATACTGCATGGACGCATCGCGCGCATCCGACATTGAGCCGCACGTCAAGAAGTATCTCGACATGGTTGGCAAGTCGCCAAAGGACGTCAAGATGCTTACTGGCATGGTGTGGGCAATGTGTCAAGATGCTCAGTAATTTGACGTCCAGACCGCTGTAAATATCTACATCGTCAACCCACCAGAAGGAGATTCCTATGGAACACCAAGAGATGCTAAAGAGCATGCTGCAAGATGTGATCAATGATCGCATGGAGCAGGCCTCAGTCACAATGCACGACTACTTTGTTGCCAAGACCCGTGAAGTTACTGGCCTTGGTGGCCAGAGCCGACAGGATCTGGACACTTCTGGTGATCAGGACTATCAAGACTGACCAAAAAATTGCTGTGGGTGCTGAAAACGCTTGGGTTTTCTGCGCTATTTCTGTGAGCCATATAAATATGTTCACGGTAGAGTTTCAAGATGTGAAAACCTTGCGACACAGAAATCCAAGTCCGACCGCAAGGTCGACCCCCTAACAGATAAGGAGAACCGCATGGACGAAATCCTGAAAAAGCTACTCGAATCAGAGCTGCTTAGCGAGGAATCGAAGGCTGAAATCTCCGAGCAGTGGACCACTTCGGTCGAAACTTTCAAGACGCAAGTCCGCGAAGATGTTTCAAACGAAGTCCGTCTTCAACTGTCGGAGCAGTGGCTGACGGAGCGCGAAGAGCTCATCGGCAAGGTTGATGCATTTGTTGCAGAAGCCCTGACCAAAGAGATCGCTGAACTCAAGGGCGACATCGAACGCTTCCGTGACCTAGAAGCAGAATTTGCTTCAAAGCTCGTCGAAGAAAAGCACAAGCTTGCTGGTGAAGTTGCCAGCGAACTCGACCAGCTGGTCGACAAGATCGACACATTCTTTGAAATGCGCCTGTCTGCCGAAATGGAAGAACTGCGTGAAGACCTCGACGTCGTCAAGCAGAACGAATTCGGTCGTCGCATGTTCGAAGCATTCGTCGGTGAATACGCAAAGAGCTATGTCGACGAGTCGTCGGTTCAAGCAAAGCTACAGGTTGCAGAAGGCAAGCTGTCTGACGCTGAAAAGCGCCTGGACGAGCGCGAAGAAGCACTGAACAAAATGG